GTACATCCTGTAAGAAGAAAAACATTGAGGTGACAGAATTACCACCAATTGATTTAACACCCGAACCATTAATAGTATTTGATGATGAGGATATTGTTAAAGCATATCACGAGGTGGTAAGGAGAGATGGAATAAGAGAGGAAGCAAAAGTATTTATTAATGATGTTTATCAACAACTATTCAATGAAGAGTTTAGATTTGACAATTGTATGAGTTGTAAGAACAATCAATACCATAAACTGAGAAATTACATCAGATACCACTTAAAAATTAATGTATAATGGCTGGAAGAAAAACAACAGAAGCAGAATATGAAGAACGTATCCCTGATGCGATGGAAATGATATTATATCACAAATTAAATTACGGTGAATTTAGAAGACAATACTCAAAGAAATTCGGAGTTACAGAACGTCAGGCTGAAAATGTTTGGGCTGACTGTAAACTTAGACTTAAAGAAAGGTTTGAAGAGAAGACAGAAGAAATTATCTCCGAACAGCTTTCAAGGTATTTTGATTTGTTACAAAGAGCAAGGGCAGATAATAACAAAAGGGTTGAGAGGGAAACGTTAGCGGATATAAATAAACTATACGGATTGGAACAGAGAAAGATAGACATAACATCCAATGGTGAACCAATCAGTATTAAAATAAACTTAACGGATTAATATTTTTTTGTTTTTATTGCGACAAAAATTTCGTTTTTCCGTACATATGTATATATGAAATTAATACAAGGTGATTGTTTAACAGAACTAAAAAAGATTGATAGTAATATCGTGGACCTTGTTTGCACATCACCACCGTATAATAAGAACTATTGGTTGAGGAATAGACACCAAAAAGGTAAACGTATAATCACATACGATACGTTTTCTGACACGTTAGAGCCTGAGGAGTATGTTCGTACCCAAAAAGAAATTTTAGACCAACTGGTGAGAATTATTAAACCATCAGGGTCAATCTTCTATAACCATATTGACATACTTCATAAACATAACACCATTCATCCATCTTATGTGTATGAATATAATGTTAAACAAGTTATAGTTTGGGATAGAGGTAATACACCAAAATTAGATAAGAGTTATTTCTTACCAACAACAGAATGGATATTTTGGATTAAGAAAAGTTGGGATGATATTCCTTACTTCAATAGAAATGAATCCAAACATAAGAAGAATATATGGAGAATTAATAAAGAAAAAAACAATCCACATCCTGCACCATTTCCTGAGGAATTAATTGATAATATTGTTAAGAGTTGTTGTCCTGAGAATGGATTGATATTAGATTGTTATAATGGTAGTGGAACAACAGCGGTGGTTGCACAAAAGAATAATATGGATTATATTGGAATTGATATATCAGAACAATATATTCAAATGACAAAAGATAGATTATGGAAAGAGAAATATCAGGATTAATACACACAGAGAATCCCGCTGAACATTGGTCATTCTTACCAGTGGATGGTGAGACCATTTTAGATTTAGGTTGTGGAATAAACAACACAGAATATATTCCAACACCACTTTATTGGATACAAAGTAACGCAAAGAAAGTAGTTGGTGTTGACCCATCACAACAATCTTATGATTGGTTTAAAAAGAATTTAAATATTAAGAAATTTATTCCAATAATGGATTGGGTTGACAGAACTGAGAAGTTTGAAATGTATCTAAACATAACCAGACCAACCGTATGTAAGATTGATGTGGAGGGTAGTGAGATTTTTATGAACGCAATCAATCCTGAATCACTACAAGGTGTAAGACATATTGGTATTGAATATCATAATCTTAGTTGTCTTCTATCTTGTGAAAGATTATTAACAGATAATGGTTATACTTTGTACTATTACAAATTCCCACATCTTGATATAGATTATCAGGGAGTATTGTATGGTCATCGTAAGAACGTAGTATTAAAACAAAGAACAATATAATATGGGATGTAATTGTAAAAAACCAACGAATGTTCAAGCAGAACTAAAACCTGAACCAATAAAAACACCAGATGAACTTCATTCACAACAATTGAATGACTGGTATAGTAAGTTACAAAACAATGGAAATAACAATAACACCGACCAAGAGACAGTCGGAGGCTTGGAGATACCTGACGGACAACAAGACTAATGTTGTATTATTTGGTGGGTCAGCAGGTGGTGGAAAGAGTTGGCTTGGTGCACTATGGATTGTAACCATATGTTTAAAATACACAGGTATCAGGTGTCTTATTGGTCGTGCGGTATTAACACAATTAAGATTAACCACACTCAATACTCTCTTTGACTTACTCAGTACTATGGGATTAAAGAGTGGTGAACATTTTACATACAACGGACAATCCAACGTATTAACATTCTATAACAAATCAGAGATTATATTCAAGGACCTTGCGTATAACCCAAGTGACCCGAACTATGACAGTTTAGGTTCGTTAGAAATATCTGCAGCGTTTATAGATGAAAGTAGTCAAATAACATCTCTTGCGTATAACATAGTTAAATCACGTTTACGTTATAAACTAAAAGAATATGATTTTATTCCAAAGGTCTTGATGACGTGTAACCCTGCAAACAATTGGATTAAAAAAGATTTTTATTTACCATATGTTCAAGGAACATTAGAAGAGAATAAGGTTTTCATTCCTTCTCTTCCAATGGACAATCCACACTTACCACAATCCTATATTGAAATGTTAAAGGAATTACCTCCACAACAAAGACGTAGACTTTTAGAAGGTGATTGGGATTATTTGGATGAGAATGATAGTCTATTCAAGTTTGATGAAATATCAGGTTCAGTATTTAGAACAGTTCCAAATAAGGATGATAAGAAGTATATGACAATTGACGTAGCAAGGTTCGGTGATGATAGGTCCGTGGTGATGGTTTGGGTAGGACTGGTTCTTGTAGAATGTCACGTGTATAGGAAACTATCAACCACAGAATTATCGTCCAATATACAGGACCTAATGCGTTCACACGGGATACACCCACAAAACTGTATTGTGGATAGTGATGGTGTTGGTGGCGGAACGGCTGATATTATCAAAGCAACAAACTTTGTGAATAACTCATCACCATTACACGGACAGAACTTTTCCAATCTTAAATCACAATGTTATGTAAAGTTAGCAGATATGTTTAAGGAAGGAAAGATTAGTTTGAACATATTAGAACCGAGTATGATTGAGGACTTGACTCAGGAATTACTGGCGGTTAAATTAAAAGATATAGATAAAGATAATAAGGTAGCAGTACAATCAAAAGAGGATATGAAAAGAATATTAGGAAAGTCTCCTGACCTTTCAGACGCACTAATGATGAGAATGTTACCTGAAATTAAAAACCTAAAAACAACAGGTAGATACTTAATAGCAAGATTATGATAAGATTTAAAATAGATGGTATCCAATATGAGTTACCTGAATTTATCTCAATTGAGAAATACACTAAGATTTATAAAGTCAAAGACTTATTTTCTGATGACTATTTTGCAGCGAAGATTGTGAACATAGTTTCAGATGCACCACTTGAGGATTTACTTGATGGTGAATTTGATGAGGTACAAAAACTATCATATTATGTACTTTCTTTAATACCATTAGATAAACCAAAATTTATTGACCGATTTGAGTTGAATGGTGTTCAATATGGTTTTATTCCTGATTGGAAGGATTTAACATTTGCTGAATTTGCTGATTTGGATACATTATCAACAAAGAAACCAGATGAGATATTAAATAATCTCCACATTATTGCGGCAATTATGTTTAGACCAATAACAGATATAAAAGAAAATAATATATATAAAATTGAAAAGTACAATATAGATACGATGAAAGAAAGGGCTGAACTTTTCAAAAAAGAATTGGATATAAAGTACGTTCTTGGAGCACAGTTTTTTTTTATCAACTTCGCAAACAAATTTTCAAACTCTTCCCCGTTGTATTTGATGCCGAACTTATCGCTATGGCAGAAAATCAAATTGGTTTGGATGATGAGGAGATTCTTGGGGAAGACGGTGGACTACAAAAAACTTACGGATGGTTCACTATCGTCAACAGAGTTACTGAAAACGATATTACAAAACACGAATCTATCTACAAAAAGAAATTGATTGAAGTATTAAATCAATTGTCATACCTAATTGATTATGAAAAAGAACAAATAAAGTTGATGAAAAAACAAACTAAAACTATTTAATTTATATTTATTATATATGGTTAATTACAAACAGATTATCCAAGACCTTAGCGGAATTGCATATTATCACAACCAAATCAACTCATTTGGATATGGGGATATAACCCAAATCACAATGGATATTGAAACCAAACAAAGTCCAATCTATACAAAGATGTACGTGGTGCCTGGTCAGGTCCAACTTGCACAGAATAGATTATTGTATAACTTTTCAATTATTATATTGGACCAAGTTAATGACGATTTATCCAATCAACAGGAGGTAATGTCTGATACTTTGGAGATTTGTAAGGACATATTTACCATTTTATATCAATCATACACCGCAACTTGGGGTGGTTTTTCAATTGACTATACACCACTATGGGGTCCAAGTGTAACACCATTCTTAGAAAGATTTGAGACAGTGCTTGGTGGATGGACGATGAACATCCAAATTGAACAACCCTTTGACTATAATACTTGTGTACTTCCAATATCAGGATTTACCTTACCAACATCTGTAAATAAGGTAACATATTATCAGATTATTGATGACCTAAAAGGTCTAGCACAAGCACACGAACAAATTAATTCCTTTGGGTTTGGTGACATTACTCAATTAACTATGGATATTGAAACCAAACAAAGTCCTATATATACAAAACTCTATGTGATACCAAATAATGTATCCTTAGACCAAAATGAACTAACATATAACTTCCAAATAATTGTAGCTGATAGACTTAAAGATGACTATTCCAACCAAAGAGACGTGATGAATGATACCCTTGAGATAATGAAGGATGTGTTCACTTTCCTATATTTATCTGAGTATGAAAGTGAGTGGGATGCAACTGTTGAACCGTTTCTTGAGAGATTTGAGGATGTATTGGCTGGTTGGACTATGTCACTTGTAATAACACAACCTTTCGACTATAATAGATGTAACGTTCCTGAAAGACCATTCGTAAATAAGAAATGGTATGAATTGGCTGAATTGTGGAACACTATATCAACAGATTGGAAAAACGTATAACACAAATATATTTTAAACTATGGGTCAACTTACTAATCAATATGTCTCACAATCTTATCAAGGTTTATTAAACCTTAATAATGCTAATACGGGATTGACAGCTAATCTCCAAACCGTAACAGATGGTTTGGGTGGGTCATCTCCTTTACAAATAAGTCAAACGCAGGTTAACATATCAGGTACATTTACCGTTAATGGTTCACCTATTGTTGCAACAGACACTGGTTCATTAATGAAGACAGGTAGTGTTGCTAATGACATTTTAACATTTACAAAAGGTGATGGTTCAACATTCAGTTTAGCCGTGACAAGTTCATTACCTGCTGGTGTAGTATCAGGTTCACAACAAATAATAGATTTAGGTTTTGCAACCACGTCATCTCTTAACGATTATACAACTACATCATCTTTTAATTCATATACAAGTTCAAATGACAATAAAGTTAATTCACTTATCAATGCTACTGGTTCTTATGCTACTACTTCATCGCTTACTTCGCTTTCGCAAAGTATAGCAACAACTGATTTAGGTCAGGACAATAGATTGGGTAGTTTAGAAGGTAAGACAGGTAGTTATGCAACCACAGGTTCTAACAACTTTGTGGGACAACAAAATATAAATGGTAGTGTTAACGTAACAGGAAGTTTAAATGTTACAGGTGAAATTACAGCACTATCCGCATCAATTACTTATTTAGAGACAATATATCAAACATCATCTGTTATATTTTCATCAGGTTCAAATATACTTGGTGACCAATCATCAGACACACAAACATTATATGGTACGGTAGTATTACCAAATCTAAATCAATATTCAGGTTCAACATCAGGTGATATTGTAACTTGGAATAATATTTCACAAAGATTAGAATATACAAATACTGTCCCTTCAGCAAGTTATTCATTAAATGCAACATCTGCATCACACGCAATTAACGCTGACACAGCATCATTTGCAACCACTACTGTTTCATCATCATATGCTGAGAATGCTGGTACATCATCATACGCACAAGACATATTTGTTGTAGGTAAAAATACAACAGGTGGACAATTAACAAAAGGTACAGTAGTTAGAATTGGTGGTGCAACGGGTGACCAAGCGTTAATTGTAACAGCATCTTGGGAAAATGATGGTAACTCAGCAAATACATTAGGTATATTAGCACAAGATATTGCAAACGATGCGTCAGGTTCAGTTATTACAAATGGTACTTTATTAGGTATCAATACATCAGGATTTACAGCAGGTGATATACTTTATCTATCATCATCAGGTCAATATACAAACGTAATACCACCAGCACCTTATCACGAGGTTAGATTGGGTCAGGTATTACGTGTACAACAGAACCAAGGTTCTATGTATGTTCAAATTCAGAACGGTTACGAATTAACGGAATTGCACGATGTTGATATTACAAGTCCTGTTAGTGGAGACCTTTTAGTTTACCGTTCAGGTTCTTATGGTCAGTGGGTAAACGAAACAGGTGGAGAATTAGGATTTGCAACAACAGGTTCAAATAACTTTATTGGTACAGAAAATATAACAGGTAGTTTAAACGTTTCAGGGTCTGCATCAATTACACAGAATTTAAGATTGTTTAGTTCTGCATCGTTTGCTGCAACCATACAACCTGGTGCATATATTACACAATCATCACCTGTATCACAATCAAATATTCTTTTTTCACAGGGTGCTGCAATAGATGCACAAGGACCATTACAAGTAACTGCAACTGGTTCAATTGTTTTATCTGGTTCAAATAATATTTTATTTGCGTCAAATAGAGTCAATACTTTAATAAATCAAGGAACTTATGGATATATTGGTGGAAACAATAATATTGTTGCATCTATTCCAACACTTACAACAAGTTCTTTGACTCGTCCAAGTACTGCAAATAATTTTCTTCTTGGTGGTAGTGTATCATTAAATTCAGGTGATTCTGGTTCATTATTATTTGGTTCTACTTTTAACAATAATACCAATATTGCAAACTTAATACTATCTCACCCATCAGGTAACTTTACTTATAATGGTAACTATCATTTTACAAATGCCAATCTTACATCAACCCAAGCCGTAACACCAGGTAAATCCAATGCAACATTCCAAGGAAACTTATTTACTTTTGGTGCATCAACTTTGAATCACATAAGTTCATCAATTACATTTAACAATAATATTGCAGGTGGTTTGACAATTAATAACTTGGTATCAAGTTCTTTCTCAAACGCAACAAATGGTATTACTTTTGGTCAAAACATATTTGCTGGTTCAAGTAACGCATTCTTTGTATCAGGTTCTGCATCATCCGCACAAACAAGACAATTTAATGGTAACATAATTGTTGGTAATGGTAATGCGGTATCTTCTTCAGCTGTTGCTTCAAACAACGCACACCTTAACTATACCGCAATATTGGGTTACCAATTAATTGTATCTGCATCAAACGCAAACAACACAGGTGGTTCAGCTTTCTTAGGTAGATTTAATGGAATTGATAATGGATTAGATAGTTCACAAAATATTGTATTAGCAGTAGGTACAGGTACACCAGGTAATAGAAGAACAGGATTTTGGATTGATAGTGGTTCGTTTACAAACGTATCAGGTGCGTTGAACATCACAGGTTCAGCAACATCAACTGTTGGTTTTACAGGTTCATTACAAGGAACTGCATCATACGCTTCACAAGCATTGTCTGCATCTTGGGCACCTGACACTTCAAATAGAAATGGTCTTATTACAACAGGTTCACTAGCTGGTACTCAAACTATTTTGGGTACTTTAAGAATTTCAGGTTCATCACCATTACAAGTTGGAACAGAAAACAACGTTGGTAAAATTAATACCTATGGTGGTAGTAACTGGTTATATAGAAATTCAAGTAACTACAATACAGTTATTGGTAACGTAGCGGGTGTGGACAACGGATTCTTTGGAAGTTCTGAAAAGAATATGATATTAAATGGTTTCTTTACACCATTTGCTACAGGTTCAAACAACGTTATTATTCAAGGTGCAGGTGATGACTTTATCTCAGGTTCTAATAACATCTTTATTGGTAGTCACGCTAATCACGCAGGTGGTATTGGTAGTGTATTGATTGGTTCAACATCTTACCCATCTGGTTCTATATTCAATTCTAAATTTGAATTAGGAACACAGAATGATTCAAGAATATTCCATAAAGATAGTGCGGCACCATTACAAATAGGTTATGATACACAAGTGACAGGTTCATTTAGAGTATCAAATGGATTAACCGCATCAGGTTCAGCAGTTGTAACAGGTTCAGTTCAAGGAAATGTAACGGCATTGACAATCAGTTCAAATACCGCATCACTTGATTTGAATTTAGGTAATTTCTATACACTACAATTGGTTTCAGGTTCTGCTTGTCATATCAATCCTTCTAATATTAAACCAGGTCAAACTGTTAACATTAGAATTAACACAACAGGTTCTGCAACCGTTAATTTCCCATCATCTGTTAAACAAGTTTCAGGTTCATCATATGTTCCAACAACTTCAACAGGTGTTGATGTAATAACCTTGGTATCGTTTGATAGTTCAGACTTATACCTTGCAAACGTTAAGAATTTAATATAATGATATTTGCACCTTTTGCTTTTCAAAATTCTGTGGTAACTTCTGCACCATCATTCACAACAAGTGGTCTAACCATTAATGTGGATGCTAATGACAGTGCGTCATATCCTGGCACAGGAAGTACTTGGTTTGATTTAACGGCAAACGATTATGATGCAACACTCATCAATAGTCCAACTTTCGTTAGTGGAACACCTGATTATTTTGATTTTGATGGTACAGATGATTATGCAACATTTGTTGCAGGAACTGCGGGAAGTAATACAGGTAGTTATACATTCGGTGGATGGATTGCACCAACAACAGGTTCAACAGAACAAATATGTTTCTTAAGAGGTGAAGATGGTTCAGGAAGTGGATGGTCTCTTATGATTAATAGAAAACCAACAACAAATATTTTAAGAGCAGCGGCTGTTGCTGACGGTGGTGAAGTTACCGCAGATAGTCCAACGGCTTTAGTACATAATGCGTGGATACAAATATATGGTGTTTGGAAAAGTGCAACAAGTTTAAAATTATATATTAATGGTTCATTAAAAACAACCACCACCACAACAAGAACAACATTAAGAAGTTCAACTGCTGGTTGGAGAATGGGAAGATTTACATCTGGTTTACCATTACGTTGGTCAGGAAATATCTCAACGTTCAATCTATATGATAGGGCTTTGAGTGATGATGAAATTCTAAATAACTATAATGCAACAAAATCTACTTATGGATACTAAATATATATTTTTTGATGTTTCTGAGTTAAATTTAATTGACTTTAATCAAGTATTGGAAACCTCAGTAGAAACATTAAGATACTCAACAGATGGAACAAAAACATTTGTTAAATGGATTGGTGATGAACCATCATTCATTTCAAATTTGACCACAAAATCAACTATTTATAATAATAACGAAATGTTAATTATTCTTGATAGTCCAATTTGGAATCAGGATAATAGATTAAGCGGAACAACTAATTAATAATGGATTTAGAAGCAATAGCACCAATTTTACAAACAGAATTACAAAGACTACTTGAACAGAAAAGGTATCCATTCGGTTTTGCAAAAAACAGAGGAATTGGGGACAAAGTTGCTTCAGGTAGATTGAGAGATAGTATTAGTGTTGTTGTAAAAAATAATGATACAGATAAACCTACAATCCAAGTTCTTGCTGAAGATTATTTGGCTTTTGTACAATCGGGTAGACTGCCAGGTAAAAAAGGTGTACCATTAGATAAGATTGAACAATGGATTGTAGCGAGAGGATTGACGGGAAGAGATAAGAAGGGAAGATTTATAAAAAGAAGAAGTTTTGCTTTTGCAATACAAACAAATATAAAAAAATTCGGAATAAGACCAGCAAATTTCCTTGATGTTGCAATTGATGATTTGGCACAAGATGAAAGAATCAGAGAAGCAATTGGAGATGCTGCATATGAAGAATTGATAGATTTAATAGAAGGATTATAATATGAGTTTCGGCTATCAAACATTATACAGTAACGGGTTAAATAGTAATACCCAATTAAGAAGGTCCACAGATATGGTTTACCAAAGAGGTGGAACTTACGAAGTTGTATTGACTGGTACATCTTACCAATCGTCTATGCAATTAGAAGTTGATATGTTTTCTGACGATGAACAAGTTGGAAGTATGTCAATTGTTCCATATGACGTTTCACAATCAGGTTCAACATACACATATCGTTTTAACATAAGACCTTATGAGTATCTATCTAATTACGTACAATCACAACATTATCAATACTATTGGTTGAATGATTGGTACTCTACAAACGAAACGATTAATATTAATAATCCATATCCAAATATTATAAAGACAAACTTTAAATATGGATATAAATTTTTATCAGGTAGTACACAAGTAACAGAATATTCTGGTTCACCAACTAATAATTTAAATCACTATACAGACATTCCATATTGTGCAACATCAACAGGATTTACTGCTAGTGGTTTTACAAACACAGGAAACTATTTTAATTACGTAGGTGGGTCATTACAAATGGGTAAAGAAAAATATTTCTTATCCAATTTTGACCAAGAATTAGGAACAGTTGTAGGTACAGGATTGACAATCAATACAATTGATGTGAACAGAAGATTATCTCCAATGTCACAGTATTTGTTTGACTATCCAAGTCTACCTGAGATGAGTGAAACGTCAAGATTTTTGACCGATGCACCACGTATCCAATATATACAATCAAAAGAAAATTACGTATTATATTATTTAAACGGACAAACAGGGGATAGACAAGTTATTGAGGCGGATTTTGCGGTCTTTGAATTTTATGATGTGAATAATAATCAAATTGCTGGTACATATTTTGAACAGGAATTAAACTTTTCAGGTACAACATATCAATCACCAACAGGATTTACTGATACATTAAAAGTATGGTCACTTCCTTGTGGACCAAAAGATATAACAAATCTATTTGCAACAATTGATTTTAGTCAAGTTGCATATTATCGTGTTCAATTGTTTTATGCTTGGCCAACTAACACAGCAAATAGAGTCCAATTAGGTCCTATCGGACCCGTATCTGAAGCTTTCTACTTTTATCTATATGATAATTGTGGACCTGAAGATACAAGACTTGCTTTCTTAAATAATCGTGGAGGATATGACTATTATACATTCACAAAATATAGACAAGACATAAAGAAAATAACAAGACAAACATATGACAACAGATATTATTCTACCAATCTTACTTCTGCTGACAGAAATATCGGTAGAACAGTTAAGACTTTTGATACGGATGTTCAAAGGGAGTTTGTTTTGGAGAGTGATTTTCTAAGTGAACCAATGGGTGATTGGTTGGAACAATTGTTCTATTCACCACAAGTGTATGAAATGAAAGAAGATTTTATTTCACCACTTGACAGACAAGACAAAGTATATAAAGACTTAAGACCAATACAAGTGTTGTCAACTGAGGTTGAAACTATAAACACAAAACATAAAAAATTAAACAAGTATAGAATAACTTGTAAATACGCAGACGGGTTCTTCGTAAATAAAGGTTTCTAAAATATGTCTCAATTACAACAAACAGTTCTTAGAGTTAAAACAAGTAAACCAAGTGAATTAGTAGTAACAGGAACAACTTCAATAACTCTAACAGGAAATACAGGAGGATTTGTTTACTCTGGTGGAACAGGAACACCGAGTAGTCCATATCAGGGAGATTATCCTGCAATTCCATCTTATTTAACAGTTAATGTTACAGGTGATGGTACTTTAAACTTTGATATTAAGTTGTATAGTGTATCTGTGGGTGGAAATTATCTACAAGTTTTTATACAACACGCAGGTGAAACCTTCTCAAGAAGAGTTTTAACTACATATCCACCAAGTAATACCAACTATGTAGATTATTTTAAGGTAAAAGATGGTGATATTGTTACCTTCAAACAAGGTGGAACACCAGTAACGGGTGGTAAATATTCAATATATGTTGTACCAGATACAAATTACATTACACAGTCAGTTGATGAATATGATGTATTAGATTTATATGATGATATTCCAATTAAAATTAATAAGTCTTTTGCTGAATTACAGGATATATCTAAGAAAAACTCTGACTATTCTGTTGGATTAAAACTACCTGGTACAAAAAAGAACAATAGATTCTTTGAAAACTTTTATGATGTGGATACCATATCATATTATTTTGATGTAACCAAAAAGGTACAATGTGATGTATTGATTAATGATGAAAGTTTTTTCACAGGTTATCTGAGACTCAATAATGTAAGTGTGTTAAATTCTAAGGTTGAATATGATGTAACATTGTTTTCAACAGTATCTGATTTATATGGTGCTATTGGTAATAAGTTATTGAAAGACTTGAACTTCAGAGACCCTGATTATTTCTTCAATCATACATTTACAAGAGATAATACATTATATGGATGGAGATACGAGAGATTAAAATCTACTAACGTAGTCCCATCAACTTATTTCTATCCTGTTGCACATAATGGTTATGTTTATTCTGAAGTAAATGATAGACTAGCCGTTCAAACAGGAACAACATCAGGAACATCAATATATACAACAACAAAATTAGGTAGTTGGGCAACAACTTCTGCAGCATACTCTGCTGGTTCACAACAAGGTCATATCAATTCAGTTGATGATGGGATTAGAGACAATCAATTAAAACCAGCATTAAACGTATATTCTTTATTTCAATTAATATTCAAGGAGAATGGTTACTCAATCAAATCTGATTTTCTAACTACTCCTTGGGCAAAGTTATTATATATGTATGGATATTTTTCGGACAACAATCCAAAAATATCTTATACTGCACCACCACTTTCAACATTCGGTCCTTCAGGTGTTGATTTGGTTTATACACAAACAGGTACTACCAATATCGGTTTTACAGTTGTTAAAGAAGGAACTGGTACACCAGCTTTATGTGATACAAATATTACAGGAACATTAACTGTTAGAAATATATATTTTGGTTTTATTATTCCATTTAATTTTACAATACCAGCAAATAATGCAACATATGGTTTAAATTGGAGTGCAGGTTACGCTTTATATAACGTAACATCTTCAGTTGGAATTAGTAATAGACCATTAAACTATCTACCATCTCAATCAGGTACAACTGTGGATATTGTTGATGGTGAATATTTGGATATGAGTACATTAATCAATCCTGATATAAAACAAATTGATTTTGTTTCATCTATTGCTAAGAAATTTAATTTGGTTTTTATTCCAAATAAGGATAATCCAAAAGAGATTATTGTTGAACCTTATGAATATTATGTTGGTAATGGTAACGTATATGATTGGACAGATAAGTTAAGTTTTGATAAAGGATTTACCGTACAGCCTGCACAGAACTTTGTTGAGAGTGAGATATATCTATCAGACAAAGAGGATGGTGATGCGGGTAATGATGAGTTTAAGAAAACTAATGGTCGTATATACGGTAGAAATATTGTATATAATCCAACAGAATTTAAATCATCAGAAAAGAAAATTGAAACAATATTCTCACCACAACTTTTAAGAAAGTGGAATCCAAGTACATTAACAGGTGTAACAAACGATGTTGGTATCCCATTAATGATTAACTACGCGGAAGCTTCACAAGAGAATGGTAAAGTTGTGGATTGGACATATACAGGTGTTAAAACAAATCCAAGATTAATATTTAATCTCGGAAACTTTTCACCATTCTTAGATGACCCAAGAGAAGTTATAACTCTAACAGGTTATACATCTTATTATTATAAAATTGAAAAGAACGATGGACCTGACCCACAAGGTAGTTTGGTTAGTCCCGTTGTTTCACATACAATGCCATTAGGTAACCCTGATGGTAACAAGATAAACAACGATAGTTTATCAATCTTATTTAACTGTGAACCACAAGTTGATATTCAAGGTAAATCTGTACAATTATTAGGTAGTGGTTCAACTTTAAACATATTCACAGAAAAAAATATATATAATAGATTTTATTTTAATAGAATACAAAACGCATTTGATAAAAATACAAGAATGTTGACAGGTTATTTTAATCTGTCAATTAATGATATACATAACTTAACTCCAAAAGATTTAATTAAAGTTAATGACCAATATTTCACGTGGAATAAAGTAGAGGACTATAATTTAACAAGTCCTGAATTAACCAAAGTTGAACTGGTTCAATATAATAATACCGCATTGGATTATCCTACAAGATATTTTAAATATCAATATTGTTCAGGGGATACTGCAACATATAGATTTAAAACCAATTTTACAGGTTCAAATAGTGTGTATGGTAGTTTGTATTATTGGTCAATTTTGTATGATTATTTTGTTGGTGCTTTAGGTGGTAATGTAAGTGGTTATACATCATCAATTCCGTTTACAGGAAACACATATATTCCATATTCAATATGGGAAACAACAGAAGATGATTATAACTTAAGTGGTACAACATACATTTCTGACCCTCAAGCTAACTATTTCCTACTTTCTGCTGAAGAAGCACCTGAAGGAAGCATATATAATCAAAGGAATCCTGTCTTTTTATTAAGTGCGAATCAAACTAAAGCAACACTTAATGTATTTACGGGATGTACGGACTTTAATACACAAGCAGCATCAATTGGTGCAAGTGTTCTTGGTTCTTCATCATCCTCACCATACACAACAGGAATTACCATAAACGTAACTGATACAGGTTGGATTAAATATTCAACAGCAACAGGAACATTCTATCAATATGTAAGTACATTAGGAAACTATGATATTCCTGCTTGTGCTTCGTGTACATCAGTAATGATAGGTATCCCATACGCAGACCTTGCATCATTTACAATCGTAGATTGTGGTTCTGCGTGTCCTTAAACTATTTATAATATATGAGAGGTTCTTTAATCGTTACATATGATGAATTATTTGATGCTATCGGTGGTTCTTATTTTGATGTTCTTGTAAACAGCATTACTAGAAATAGACATTTTACAGATATAAGAAATTTATATTCAACATATCTAAATCTTAATGATACATTTCTTATTAATTTACAATTTGCAGAATCTGGTTTAAAAACTATTAATGTATCAGTAATAAGAAGAGATTATACTACTGATGATGTAGATGGTAATAATGGAGTTGTTGATACATTAATTACAGGTTTTACTGCAACTACTTCATCTGCTACTTATAACATTGGACCATTTACCGCAACAACAAGACCAGATGCTTATGATTTTGAGTATAGAATTAGTGCTGGTGTAGCTTCAATAACCACGCCAACACCCACACCGACTCCGTCACCCACACCTACTCCTACACCTACACCTACTCCAACACCATTAGGATTAAATGGTTTTGTTGATAATATAATTGAGGATGCAAGTGGAAAATATGTTCTTGGTGGGGCATTTACATCATATAGTGGTCAATCATATAATAGAATTATTAGATTAAATAATAACACATATACAGATACATCATTTGTAATTGGAACTGGATTTGGTGATTCGGTTATAACACCTATGTGGCCTTATCATATTTTACAAGACTCAAATGGAAAATATGTTATTGGTGGTAACTTCTTATCATATAGCGGTGTAACAGCAACAAAAATTATTAGATTAAATTCTAATGGTTCAGTTGATTCATCATTCAATTATGGAACTGGATTCGTTGGAGAAACAGGAGAAATTGAATGTATTATTGAAAATACTAATAACAAATATATTGTTGTAGGAAGATATAACGAATATAATGGTACAACAGCAAATAGAATTATTGCATTAAATCAAGACGGAACAATTGATACGTCAATCAATTTTGGTACAGGATTTAATGCAAATGGTGATGGTCAAAAATGGGTAATACAAGATTCAAATGGAAAATATGTTGTAGTTGGTGAGTCAACTACATATAGAGGTGTGTCTGCTAACAGGATAGTTAGAATTAATTCTGATGGTACAAATGATACAACATTTAGTGGAGGCACAAGATTTAGTAATGACGCATATGTAGTAATTGAAGATAGTAATAACAAATATGTTGTTGGTGGTAGTTTTGCACAATATAACGGTACTACAATTGCTAGAGACATTGCTAGATTAAATCAAGACGGTACTTTAGATACTTCATTTAACACAGTATCAGGATTTAGTGGTGGTGATGTATATACAATTATAGAAGATACAAATGGAAAATATGTTGTAGGTGGTTCGTTTACCTCATATAGTGGTATTTCTGCAAATAAAATAATAAGACTAAATTCTGATGGTACAAAAGATACATCATTTAATTATGGAACTGGATTTGGAAATGGAAGTGAAATAGTTCATTCTATAGTACAAGATACAAATGGAAAATATGTTATTGGTGGGTTCTTTACTTCATATAATGGAGCAACGGCTTGGTATCTAATAAGATTAAATCAAGATGGTACAGTAGATACGTATTTTAATGGTTAATTTAAAATTTTATATTTAATAATATGAGTAGAAAATATATAAAACAAATAATAAATCAAGATTTTGTTTACCCGAATAATGAGGTATCAGAATATGATATTGAATTAGTACAAGATTTTAATTCAAATGTTGTAAGTGGAACTGTTACAAATTTTTCAGCAACAACAGTTACAACATCTTCTATTACAGTAGTTTTTAATTATACTTGGTCAAGAAATACAGCTGAGAATTGGGTTAGAAATAGTGGAACACAAGCACTTTTATCACTACATTGTATGGTACCTGGTCAAACTTATTATAAACCTTGGAGAATTATTCAAACACAATCTCAATCAGCACCATTTTCACCAACATTTTCAGGTACAACTAGCGCTACATTTACACCATCAAACTTTGGTTTAACATCATTTACAAATGGTACTTACTATTTTGAATTTAGATTTATTGGTCATTTGGCTATATATCCTATTTGTGCAAGTTTAAATCTTACACCCGTAGCAGTACCAACTCCTACGCCGACTCCAACACCGACTGTTACTCCTACACCGACTCCAACACCAACACCTGGTGGACCAACAGCTACACCAACACCAACGCCGACACCTACATCTACACCAGCATATATTGAATTTAATTTCTGTGGTAGAGGTAATTCAATAGCTGAGGCTTGTAATGATGCTGTATTTAATTCAAGAACATTCTATTCTAATTGTACATCAGGTACATTCGGCGTAGGTTGTTATGTTTATATTGATAATCTTGGAACACTATTAACAGGGTATGACTACATATTTATGAATGGAGCCAATTGGGATATAGATACATCAACAGGAATTGTGACGGCTTATTCATCAACTCAGTGTTAAAAATATATATGTATATATGACTAAGAAACAAATCAAAAAAGAACTTAAGAAACAAAAAGAATCTTTGGAAAAATTCCAATTTAACTTTAGTATGATTGGACAACTTAAGGGTAATAAAAAACTTTTGGAACAATCATTCCAAGAGACCAAAAACGAATTGTTAAATGGCTAAAAAAGTAGAAATAGAAATAGATGTAAAAGGTGGTGAACAGGTTAAAGGTTTAGGTCAAGAAATACGTGAGTTAAACAAACAACTTCGTCAAACACCTGAAGGAACCAAAGAATGGACACAAATCTATAATAGAATTGACGATTTAAAAGATAGATTAGAAGGTTCAAAGAAGGCTTCAAGTGATTTGGTTGATACATTAGCTAATGCACCAGGTCCTATTGGTGTATTAGGTAGAGGTATCAATAGTTTAAAAATTGCAACCACATCTTTTGGTGCTGCTTTGAAAGCTACGGGTATTGGTCTATTAGTATCAATTGTTGGTGGACTTGCGGCTGCATTTGCACAATCAGAAGAAGCAGGAAAGAAATTAAAACCTTTAATGGAAGGTTTTCAAAGAATTTTTGCTGGTGTGTTTAGGGCATTAGAACCTGTATTTAACACACTTATTGATTTGGCAACAAAAGCATTACCTTATGTAACAGATGCATTTGGTGTTGCCTACTCAGCAATTTCATCTTTTTTACAAGGACTTGGAATGTTAGGAAGAGCGGTAGCAAAATTAATTTCAGGTGATTTTGCTGGTGCTTGGGACGATGCATCAAATGCAGTAACAGGATTTGGTGATAGATATAATGAATCACTCAAAAATTTTGAATCAGGTACAAAAGAATTAACAGCAACAGAAAAAGAAGAATTAAAGAAAAGACAGGAAGCCGAGAAAGCTGCTTTAGAAAAAAGAAAACAACAACAAGAAGAATATAGAAAAAAGGTTGAAGAGGATACTAAAAGAGCTAATGAAAAATTATTAGCACTTCAAAATGAATATGAACAACTATCTGCTAAGAATGATGCACAGGCAAACAAAATTAAGTTAAGACAGGATTATGAACAAGAACAAAAAGAAATTAGTGCGTTAAAACTTAAGGACCAAAGAATTAATGGTATTGTAATTCCAGCCGAAGAATTTAGACAAAAATTATTACTTCAATCAAAACAGAATTATCAAAAGAAAGTTGAAAAATTAGATGAAGAAGAGTTAAAAAGAATTAAAGATTTAACTGATAAATCAATTGAATTATCAAATCAATTTTCTAAAAAATTGATGGATTCGTATGATGATGCGATTGAGGTTGATTCTGAAAGAAGAAAGGCCAAAAGATTAACATCATTTCAAAATGAAATGAAAGAAACGTTTGAATTGGAAGAACAATTAATAAAATCATATAACGAACTTATTAAAGAAGTACCAGAAAAACGTCAAGAATATGAAGAAGAAATTGCTATAACTCAAGAAAGGGGTAATAAAATAAGATTAAATTTAGAAGCAGTATTTAGAAGGGATATAGCAGATATTTCAGAAGAAGGTTATAAAGCAGAAGAAGCAGAATTAATTAAAAAATTAGATAGTGAACTAAGATTATTAGAATTACGTAACCAAGTTTTAAATAAAAATACTCAAAGATATTTTCAAAATCAGGAAGAATTAATTAAGAAAGCGTACGAAAAGGAAAGAACCCTTGAAGAACAAAATTTTAAACAATTAATTCAGAAAGCCAAAGAAAAACAAGAGTTTCAAAGAAAGAATAGTACGGCTTATCTTATAGATGGTGTATCATATTATGTTAATGAATTAGGTGAAAGAGTAAGAGTAAATTCTGAAATTGAAAAATTAGAACAACAAAAAGCCGATAAATTATTAGCAATTGAAAACAAATATCAACAGGATAAGAAAAATCTTAAACAACAGGAAATTGCGGCGTATGGTGAAGTTGCAGCGGCAACAATAAATTCATTTGCAGCAATAACGGGTGCTTTAGCATCAGGTTATGATGAAGAGGCTAAGACAAGTAAGAAAGCATTTGAACAAAGAAAGAAACTTCAAGTAGCAACCGCTTTAATGTCAGCAGCTTCGGGTGTTATTCAAATATTAACACAACCATCAACCTTACCATCTCCA